GCTCTTCGACGCTGGTTCCAAGAGGACTGGAAGGACGTTCGGACGGGAAAGCCGTGCGGGCGTCAAGAGGGCGAAAAGCGCGGGGTTCCGTACTGCCGACCGAGCAAGAGGGTCAGTGAGAAGACCCCCAAGACATCCGGCGAGATGTCGTCGTCTGAGAAGCGCAGCAAGATCCGCGAGAAGGTGTCTCTCGGCCAGCCTGCGGGAGCACCGAAGCGAGTGTCAGTGGCTAAGAGGGGCGGCAAGTGACCACGTCCGGATCCAGAGACTTCAACCTCGATGTCGGCGAGATCATCGAGGAGGCGTATGAGCGGTGTGGCCTCGAGGTTCGCACGGGCTACGACGCGCGCACGGCGCGGCGTTCGCTCAACCTCATGTTTGCGGACTGGGCCAACCGTGGGCTGAACCTCTGGACGGTGACGCAGGCGACGACGAACCTGATACAGGGCACCTCGACCTACACGTTGGCGGCTGATGTCGTCGACATCTTGGAGATGGTGCTCCGTCGGGACGGCACAGATTACGAGATGGACCGCATCAGCCGTGGCGACTACCTGACCTTCCCCAACAAGACGGATCAGGGGCGCCCCAGCCAGTTCTACTTCAACCGGCAGATCCAGCCTATCATCACGCTGTGGCAGACGCCGGAGAACTCGACGGATCAGCTGGTCTACTACTATGTCCGCAGACTGCAGGACGCCGACGACATGGTCAACACGACCGACATGCCGTTCCGGTTCTACCCGTGCATGGTTGCGGGGTTGGCTTACTACATGGCCATGAAGCGAGCTCCGGATCGCCTGCCGGTCCTAAAGGCTGTGTACGAGGAGGAGTTCCAGCGGGCGGCGGAAGAGGATCGCGACCGCGTTCCGCTGACGATTGTCCCGTCTGTGAGATCGCTGAGGGTGTCATGACGTTCGCCAGCGGCAAGTGGGCGTGGGGTGTTTCTGATCGGTCCGGGTTCCGGTACCGACTTCGGGACATGAAGAAGGAGTGGACTGGCGCACTCGTAGGTCCTGACGAGTACGACCCCAAGCACCCTCAGCTCTACCCGCCAAAGGTGGGCCCTGATCCGCAGGCGCTGAAGAACCCTCGCCCGGAGCAGGACCTCGTGCAGCAGCGCGATGTGCAGTGGAGCTGGAATCCTGTCGGGGGTCCCCCTGACAACGGCATCAACCCGCCCAACCGGCTGCAGGCAACCGGGTACGTCGGCCAAGTCACGGTGGTGATCACATGAGCTTTACCTACGCCCAGTTGAAGCAGGCCATCAAGGACTACACCGAGAACACGGAAACGACGTTCGTAAATAACCTTCCGGTGTTCATCCGCGCGGCGGAAGAGCGGATCCTCAAGAATGTCCAACTAAGCCTGTTTCGCAAGAACGTCACGGCTAGCGCCACGGCGTCCAACAAGTATCTCGCATGCCCCTCGGACTTTTTGGCGCCATTCTCGCTTAGCTTCGAGGTCAGCGGAACCAAGACGTTCATCGACTTCAAAGACGTCTCCTTCCTGCAGACGTACACGCCGAATGCTTCGACTACTGGCACGCCGCGTTACTATGCACAGTTTGACGTGGACAACTTCATATTGGCCCCCACGCCTGCTTCGAACTATGTTATGGAGCTGCACTACATGTACCGCCCTGCCAGCCTGACTGCCGGTCCGGACAGCGGAACAACATGGCTGAGTGAGAACGCCGAGCTCTCTATGCTCTACGGATCTCTGGTCGAGGCTTACATCTTCATGAAAGGCGAGCCCGACATCATGGCGCTCTACAACGAACGATTCCAAGAGGCGATCATCGGGATTAAGATGCTTGGCGAGGCAAAGGAAACGACCGACCAGTATCGTGTCGGCATGGTGATGAGGGCGAAGCAGTGATGATTGCAGCATCCATGGAGCTACCGCGCTATTCGCAGCTGGTCACAGTGAGCACCGTATCGAACCGTGGTTTCACGCCGGAAGAGCTTGCCCCTCGTTGTGCCGAAAAGATCGTCAGTGTTGCCGACACTGCGCATCCAGCGATTCGAGATCAGGCTCGAGCATTCAAGGGCCATATCGAGACGCTGCTTGTCCGCTATATGCGTGAGGCCATAGCAAATGACCGCACCACAGTGTATAATGCCTTGAGGGATGCGGGTCATCCTGACTTGGCCGAAACTATCAGGAGGCTCTGACATGGCGTTCACTGGGAACTTCTTCTGCACCAGCTTTAAGAAGGAGCTGATGCAAGCCGTCCACAACTTCACCGCTTCGACCGGCAACACGTTCAAGCTGGCACTCTATACCAACTCCGCATCCTTCACGGCTGCGACGACTGCTTACACTTCTTCGAATGAAGTCAGCGCTTCCGGCTCGTACACTGCCGGTGGCGGCACGCTGACAAACATCACGCCCACTACGAGCGGCACCACTGCGTTCACTGACTTCGACGATCTGTCGTTTACCACTGCAACGATCACGGCCCGTGGCGCTCTGATCTACAACGACACCGCAGCCGGAGACCCCACTTGTGTTGTCCTTGATTTCGGGTCTGACAAGACTTCTACTGCGGGGACGTTTACTATTCAGTTCCCGACGGCAGATGCGTCAAACGCGATAATTCGCATCGCCTGAAGGCTGTGCTCCGGCCTGAAGAACCACAGCCTCAATGGCTGTGGTTTTTCTTTGATATCTAGTCTATCCTCTTCAAGCGAATGCAGGAGGTTCTAATGAAGATAGACTTCGAGTTCGACACCCCCCACGGCAAGTTCCGCGATGCTTTGCACCTACCTGACAATCACGGCCTCAGTGACGCTGAGATCGAAGCCATGAAGGTGCAGCGCCGAGACAACTGGATCGCCGTGGTGACAGCGCCTCCCGCCGAGGAGCCTGAACCTGAGTTCATCGAGATCGACGGTGTTAAGTATGTGAGGGCCTGAAGGTGGCAGATCGCTATTGGGTAGGTGGATCGGGAAGCTGGAACTCCACAACCAAGTGGAGCACAACGTCAGGGGGCGCCTCTGGCGCTTCTGTTCCCACGGCCTCTGACAACGCGATCTTCGACGCCAACTCGAACACGACTGCAACTCACTTCACCGTCACGGTCACGGACAACGCCACCTGCGCTAACCTGACGTTCACGCCCGTTGCTGCGAATGGCGTCACGGAGTTCGCTGTCGGTGTTAACTTCGTCATTGCTGGCACGTTCTCGACCTCTGGCACTCAGGGCAACCGCCGTGCGTGGTTTCGCTCCTCGACCTACGGCCTGACGCGGGACATGCAGATCGCCACTATCGGCACTGTGACGGATGTGGACTTCCGCGACATTCGCGTAACTGGCACTGGCGGGACGCTTACGGGCACTCGCATTGGTGATCTGCGCGGGAACGTCGGGATCACCTTCAGCACCGCGAAAAATTGCTATCGCATCGGCACTGGCAACTGGTCGGACAATCAATGGTCAGATACGTCTGGCGGCTCTGTCAGCACGGACAATTTCCCGCTGGCTCAGGATACTGCTGTCATCAATCAAAGCACCACTGCTGGCACCCACACGATGAACGCTGCTATCCCTTACACGGGAACGGTGGACATGAGTGCGCGAACGAGTGCGCTGACACTTAGTCTCGGCGCTGGTCAGACGATCTACGGTAACTGGACGTTTGGCTCTGGGATTACGATTAGTGGTCTTTTTACTCTTACCTTTTCTGGCCGCAACACCCAAGTCATCACCAGCGCGGGCAAGACATTCTCTGGCGGCATCACTGTTGAATCCTACGGCGGCACTGTAGAACTCGCTGACGCTTTGAACATCGGCACCAATACGCTTAACGTCAGCAACGGCAGCTTCGACACCAAGGGCTACAACGTGACGGCTGGGTCTTTGTCGTCCGGCAACAGCAACGTGCGCGAGATTAAGCTGGGTGCCAGCACGGTGACGTTGAGTGGGACTACAGCAGTTAATTTTGGAACATCAACTAATCTGACTTTTGATGCGGGCACTTCGTCTATTGTTTGCACCACTACAAGCCCATCTATAAGCGGCGGGAATCAAACATTTTATGATGTGTCTTTCACTAGCATTGGCGCTGGCACCCATACCATCAACCAATCCAACACCTTCAACAGCCTGTCGATCACCGCTCCGTCCTCCGCTGGCTTGCGTGAAGTCTCTTTCGCTGGCAACCAAACTATCACAGGCACTCTGACCGCCGCTGGTGCATCTGCTGTCCGCAGGATCATGCTCCGTAGTGATACGGACGGCACCACCCGCACCCTGACTGTCGGCACCCTGTCCGCTAATGACTGCGACTTCCGTGACATAACCATTGCAGGCACCGCCGCTGGTAGCTCTCCGACCCGTGCAGGCGATTGTGGCGGCAACTCTGGTGTGACCTTCCCCGCTGCAAAGACGGTGTATTGGAACCTTGCAGGGACGCAAAACTGGTCCGCGACTGGGTGGGCACCGAGCTCAGGTGGAACACCTGCTGTGAACGAGTTTCCGCTCGCTCAGGACACGGCTGTTTTCGACAACACTGGGTCTGCTGGCACGGTGACGGTTCAGACCTTCAACATCGGCACCGTGAACATGTCGGCTCGGACAACGGCTATGACGCTGACGACCAGCACCAATACGCCTACGGTCTACGGCAACTGGCTGTTTGGCACAGGGATTACATCTAGCAGCACGACGGGCACGATTATCTTTGCAGGTCGTGGCACTCAAACCATCACCAGCAACGGCATAGCCTTCGGTTGCAATGTCAACATCGACTGCGTTACAGGCACCGTGCAACTTGCTGATGCGTTGGAACTCAACTCTGCTCGGATCGTGACGCTGACCTCTGGGACGTTTGATGCGGTTAGCTACAATGTGACGGCGGGGCGGTTCACTAGTGCGGTCTCTAACACTGTTCTGAAGATGGGGTCTGGAACTTGGACGCTTTCTGGAACAGGAAACGTCTGGGGTCTGAACGCAATACTTTACAAGGGCACAGCGAATATCGTGCTCTCAGACACAAGCACAACTGCTCGGACATTTGACGGTGGTGGTGCGTCCTACAACAAGCTGACAATCGGTGGCTCGACAGGAATTTCAACCACTACGATCAGCAGCAACAACCAGTTCACCGAACTCGCCTCCACGAAGACCGTCGCCCACACCATCGCTCTCGGGACAACCACTCAGACCTTTGGCAAGTGGAGCGTCACAGGCACATCTGGTAACGTCGTCACGCTGACAGGCACGGGGACAAGCCACATCCTTGCAGGCTCCTGCACCAGCGGCATCGACTATCTCGCGATGGGCAGCATCGGCTTCGCAGCAACGTCTCCGGGTGAGTTCTACGCGGGGGCCAACAGCACGGGCACCGCTGGCGCTCCTGTCTATCGGACTGCCAAACCTGCCGACAGCACACGCTACTGGGTCGGCGGCACTGGCAACTGGTCTGACACAAACCGCTGGTCTACATCTTCTGGTGGCGCTGGTGGTGCTTCTGTGCCGCGCAGCCATGACGATGTGGTGTTCGATAGCAGCAGCAATGCTACAGGCTACACAGCCACTGTGGACGCTGTGACGGGTGGTGCTCGATGCAAGGCTCTGACCATCGCTGGTCCTGCTTCTGGCAACGTGACGCTGGCTGGATCGGCCGCGCTCATCATCCATGATGACATCACCCTCCCTGCGACTGGACTGACGCGGACCTATACGGGTGCGATCACGCTGTCTGGCTCTACGAGCGGCAAGACCATCACGACGAATGGAGTGGCGCTGTTTTCTGCTGTCACGGTTGATGGTGTCGGCGCTGAGTGGACGTTGGCAAATGCTTTGAATACGGGAACTACAACTTTCACCGTGACCAATGGCCTGCTTGATACAGACACCTACAATCTGACAACGGGAATTATCAGTTCTAATGTAGCCCACTCTCGCACGATTGATTTTGGATCATCTACCGTGTCGCTGGCTGGAACTGGAACCGTTCTCAACTTCGGGACGACAGAGGCCAACCGCGCTAGCCTAACCTTTACTGGTGGCACTTCTCAGATCAACATTTCTGCTGCTGGGCCTACGTTCACTGGCAACAACCAGACATTTTACAACGTTAGCTTTACCAGCACAGCGATTACCACTGTCACCATCAACGGCTCCAACACCTTCAACAACCTGTCCGTTACGGGCCGGACCTCTGCTGGCATCGGCCAAATATCTCTTACCGCCAACCAGACCATCAACGGCACCCTGACGCTCTCTGCTGGCACCGACGCCACGATGAGAACATTCGTGCGGTCTGACACCATCGGCACCACACGCACGCTCACCTGCGCTGCTTTCTCTGGAACTGACACAGACTTCCGTGACATCACGATTGCTGGTGGTGCGGCTCCTGTGAGTGGCACTCGGTTGGGTGACTGCAAGGGGAACAGCGGGATCACCTTCGTCGCAGGAAAGACTGTCTACTGGCGCAGTGCTACAGCAGCCAACTGGGGATCAAACTCTTGGGCTGCGTCTGATGGTGGATCACTTGATCTAACCCAGTTTCCGCTGGCTCAGGACACGGCTATTTTCCCGTCAACGTATCCCAACAGCGGCGTCACCGTTACCATCGACGCGGGCTACAACGTCGGCACCATAGACATGTCGGCTCGCACGGCGAACACGATGACGCTGGCTTGTTCGCAGTCACCTTCGATCTACGGCAACTGGATCAACGGCACAGGCGTTACGCTGAGTGGGACGGGGACGCTGATCTTTGCTGGTCGTGGGTCTCAGACTATCACCAGTGCTGGAAAAACGTTTACGCAGGGTTTTACGATTAACAGCCCGAGTGGGTCGGTGACGCTTCAGGATGCGTTCGTGACAAACAGGTCAGACAGCGGGGCCTTGACGCTTACCCGAGGCACGTTTGACGCAAACGGGTATAATGTGTCCTTATCGGGTTCAAACGGGATGTTCAATTCGAGCAATACTAATGTCAGGACGCTCGCTGTCGGGTCTGGAACTTGGACGATCTCAGGGCCAACCACTAACGCGTGGAGTGTTAGTGCCACTAACTTGACCGTTACCGGCACAGGCACGATTAGCTTTGTGTCTGCAACACCCAAGGCTTTCACTGGAGACGGCGCTGACTACTCCGGCATTACGGTAAACCACGGTGGAGCCGGTGAGCTGACATTTGCTGGCAACAATACCTTCGCAAACATTACTAGCACATACACTGCAACTGGCGCAGCCAGTATCAATTTTGGCACGACCACCCAGCGCGTTGCCAACTTCACAGCAACGGGTGAGGCTGGTAGGGTTCTAACAATTCGAGGCACTAATGCCACAACCCCTTGCACGTTAATCCACACTGGAACGGGTAACATTGATGTAGACTATCTCACGTTAACCGGGGTGAGGGCGTATCCGCTATGACTTGGTATGCTGGCAATAACTCCTCCAACAACGGCTCGCTCGGGTGGCTTTTCGAAGCTGCGCCTGCCGTAAATGTCAATGTACCTGTTACCGGGGTCTCGGCGACTAGCGCAGTTGGCGCTGTGGTTATCCCTAATGTTGGGGTCGCGGTCACCGGCGTAGTGGCCACTGGCGATGTCGGTACTGTTGTTGTCGCTATCCCTGACGTTGATGTTCCGGTCACTGGTGTAAGTGCTACTGGCGATGTCGGTACTGTTGTTGCTGTCGGGGAAGAGGTCGTCTCCGTCACCGGCGTCACGTCCACGGGCCAAGTCGGAACCGTTGCTGTTGCAGTTTCCTCCACTACGGGCGTCACCGGCGTTGAGGCC